TTGTGTTTCCAGAATTATCTAGTGTTCCTGGATTGCTTGTTAATGTAAATGTATTTTCATTATTACTTTGCAATAAATTAATCCAATCATTTGTAATAGTATCATAAAAGTAGGGTGTTCCATTGATAGAAGAATAATTTCCGAATCCCGGACTTGTTAGTGGAAAAGATGCTAAATCTTTTATTTGTAAATTCCCTGAATTAATTACAACTTTATCATTGAAAGTATTTACTTTACAAAATATATTATTACCATTTAATTTTGCGTATTCATCATTACAACAAGATTTAATAGGACAATAACTTAAATGAAATGGATATGGATACTTGTTTAAAGGTCTATTATTTAATTTAAATATATGATCATTATTGTTAAACATATATAATGATCATATTAAAATTCACGTTATTTTATTATTATATCTTTATTTAATGATGATTATGAATTGTCCCATCATCTAAATATAATTTATATACGATCCAATGAGGCAAAGGATAAATAGGTTTTAGATACTGTATGAAATCTGAAGCAATTGTATCATTATTTTCAACAAGTATTTTATTTCCATTATTATCGATGAAATATAATTTATAAATGAGTTTTTCGTTTGTATTAAATTGTATGTTTAAATTATGATATAATTGTTGTAATGTATCTTTCTTATAGACAGAAATCCATTCTGTATATCCACAACATTTCTGAATTTCAAAAATATAATGATATTCATAAAAGACTCTTAAAAAATCATTTTTTTTTAATTCAAAATCCATGTCCAATATTGAATTATATTTTTAATATTTAATTATTATTTGTTTCTTTATTTATTTCTTTATTTGTTTCTTGTTCTTTCATTGGAATTTGTCTAGATAATTGAGCGCCACATCTTTTAAAAAATTTATGTAATTCAACCGGGTCAGCTCCAGTTACCATATCATTAGGAATATAATTTTCATTTCCTTTATGATAACATAATATTGCTGGAATTCCATTGACCATTTTTTTACTTTTAAGATAAGAATACAAATTAAAACAATGATCTACATCAATATCAGCACATAAAACATTATGAGGAGAAGTAGCATAAAATCCATCGATTACTGGAGCAATTAGTTTGCATGGAGCACACCACGAAGCTCCTAATTTTAAAATAAATAATCCAGGATTCATTGATTTTAAAATAGCGAAAAATTTATCTCTTGTTTCTATTTCTGTGATTACTTGTTTAATAATTTTATTATTATTTGTAGATACTTGTTTCATTAAAATATGTTAATAAAAAATAAGAATAATTTTAACTAATTATTTTTTCGAGGATATAAATATCTATTTCGGGTAATAAAACATGAGATTCCCAAAAATATTTACAAAATGCCCACAAAAAAATACAATCATTTGGATATAAATGATTATATTTCATTAATAATTGATTTTTAATTTTATTTGGGATAATATGTAGAGAAGATTTTGGTACTACATAACATAATTGTGTTAATTCATTAACTGCTTTTGTATTTGTATTCATTTTTATTTTTTTAACAGATTGTTTTCCATATTTTAACAAATCACAAAACAGAGGCGGATAATGATAATTGTATTTCCATGTCCAATCAATACATCCAATAGAATAATATTTGGTGTTCCATAATAATCCTTCTAAATAATTATCGACAATTGAAGAAATATCTTTTGTTGAAAACAATGTTTTATAATATCGTAGTTGCCAATCTTCTTCTTCGGGATTAATATATTTTTCTATTTCTCTATCATAATTTGGTAACAATTCTATTTTCTTCCATTCGTCTGTTATATTAGAAAATGATCTTTCTCTTCTATTACGAAGTTTATATTCTTCTTTAAAAAATTCTTCTTCATTTGTAGCCAACCATTTTATAAATATAAAAAAATTATCCCAATAAATATGTTTTCCATCTGTAATTATTTTGCTAGTATTTCCAATGGTATTTTTATATGCATCCAATATTTTATCTATTCCATTTGTTCTAATATTTACTGATGGAAAATGAGGCATAAAATCGTTACCCAATAAGAAGCAAATAAATATATAATCATTTAATCTATTAATTGAATGATTGATTGAATATTGGTTCATATTTAGGGAAATAGATTCAGAAAGTAGAGATATATTCATTAAGTAATCTAGATTTGGTTCCAAATCTTCTTGTATAGATTTAATAAATTCAGGTGTTTCTCTATATAAAAAAATAGGATTTCCGATATATAAATGATTTACACATAACATAATTAAATCAGCGTCTAACCCATAAATAACATTTATATTTTCTTCTTGGAAAGGAAGATTACGAATATAATCGAATATTTTATGTTCTCCTTCTCCTACTTCATTACTCGTAGAAACTATTATTTGTTCTACATCAAATATAGAAATATTATTAAAATATTTTCTTGTTTCATAATTTAATTCGTTCATAAATTGTGTACCGGGAGTGATTTGACATGTATCCCATATATTATTGTTTGTTTTATGAATCGAATTCATTAATTGTTTTTGATAATATGATTTGAATCTTCTTTGTCGTTGTTGTTCTAATTTTGCAATAGGTGCTACACCATCAAACGCAATATAAACAAGTTTTTTAGGAGATATGGTTTTGATGTATATACAAATTTGAGAAATCACATTTTGAATTATTATTTTATTGTTTATTATTTTATTGTTTTTTTCAAGTGTTTTTATAACATCATAAATAATCGAGTTACAATCTAGATAGAGATGCGTTATACAAATATTATAATGATTTAATGGTTTTATAATATTTGAATGATTTTTAACTATATATGAAAAGTAGCTTGGTATTCCCATTCACTACATGATAATAAATACTCTTTATATAATTATTATATTTTTATAAATTAATATTATTTATAATATATGAATGTTTCTGAAGATATTATTCGATTAATTGATAAAAAAATAATATTTTTTAATAATATCATTCAAAGTACTATTTTGAATGCAAAAAATAATAAAATAAACAATATCATTTGTGAAAACGAATATGATACTTGTTTAACTTTATTAAATGGATTAACTCAAAAAATTACTAATCTTACCAAGACATATTCTTCTTGTTTAAACAAAGAAGAATTGATTGCTCAATTACAACATATTAATAATGATTTATCAAGTATTATAAAGATTTATGGTACAGAATCATTTGAAAATTTGTTAATTATTTGTTTTGGTAGTCAAAAATATATTGAAACAGACAATAATTTATTAAAGTATGAAATATTAAAAAAATATTTTCATCCGACTGGATATAAAGTATTAAATATAAATCTTGATACACCAAACTTTGATTGTAATGATATATTATTAACAACAAATCAGTTTCATACAAAAGTCTATGGTATGAAGGTATATATACGTAACACTACAATAAATAAAAGTATAGTTGTATATGGAATTGTAGATGATGTAATGATTCAATTATTAAATGATACTTTTATAAATGAAAAAATTCAATTGATTAAAAATAATGTACCGAATGATTCGTTATTTACAACAGAAGCATATAATAAATATATAAAATCACTATCATTAAAAGAATTATTAATATATAATTATGAAGAAATATATAATAAATATGTTGGGTATTGTTATTTATACAAATTGTTAAAAAATAAATCGTTAAATAATATTATTAAAGAATTTATAATTGGAGATTTATATTCAAAAAGGAATACATTATTATTATTAATTTATAATAGTGATGATTGTGATAACGCATATATTGCTAATATATTGTATGACTTATTAGTCAATGATGCGTATACAATCGATTTACAAAATAAATTATATAATTCATTACCATTTCATATAAAACAACATTTTAATGATATTATGAAAAAAATAATTGAGAATACACACAATTTAAATAAAGAAGTTCAATCTGTTTCTCTAGAAAATAAAATTCATTTGTTAAAAGTAAATGATACTGTGAAAGAAAAAGCATTTAATAAACTAAAAGAAATCAAAGCAAAAACAGACGATTCTTGTAGTAAGGCTAGACAATATTTAGATGGATTATTAAAAATTCCATTTGGTGTTTATAAAAAAGAACCGATTTTAAATGTGATGACAACAAATAGAAATTTATTGAAGCAATTAAGTTCATTAATAAATAAGTATGATGAATTAAATTATACTATTCCTATAAAAGAAAAATATACGAGTGTAGAGATGAGTTTTCATATAAAAAATATAGATGAAATTTTAGATGAAAAAATGATATTTAAAATTACAGAAAATGATATTAAAACAATAAAAAATTATTATACAAAGGGTGATAAAACAGAGTTATTAGAAAATATAAATAAAATAAATTACTTTATAAATAGTGAAAATAATCATAACAAAATAAAAGAAATCATTATTCATAATTCGAACAATAAATTATTTACGAAACAAGAGTTAAAAAAAGAAATGACTTGTTTTATAGATGATAATATAAATAACATATTATTGATACAAAAATTATACAATTTGATGTTAAATGGAACTTCATTATGTAATTCAAAATATGATTTATTAATAACCGATTTGAATAAAATAAAAAATAATTTCGAATATATAAAAAAATATTTTGTTGATATTAAAGCAACATTAGATAAATCAGTATATGGTCACGAAAATGCAAAAACCGAAATTGAAAAAATAATAGGTCAATGGATAAATGGTGAAAATAAAGGGTATTGTTTTGGATTTGAAGGTTGTCCTGGTGTGGGAAAAACATCTCTAGCGAAAAGAGGAATTTCCGATTGTTTAAAAGATGAAAATAATGAAAGTCGTCCTTTTTCTTTTATAAAAATAGGTGGTGATAGTAATGGAAGTACATTACACGGTCATAATTATACATATGTAGGTTCAACCTGGGGATCGATTGTTCAGATATTAATGGATACACAGGTTATGAATCCGATTATATATATAGATGAAGTAGATAAAATAAGTAAAACTGAAAATGGTAAAGAACTAATAGGAATATTGACACATTTATTAGATTTTACACAAAATGATTCTTTTCAAGACAAATATTTTAATGGAATTAATATTGATTTATCAAAAGTATTATTTATATTATCTTATAATGATCCAAGTGCAATAGATAGAGTGTTGTTAGATAGAATTCATAGAATTAAATTTAATCATCTTTCATTAAATGATAAATTAATTATAGTAAAAAAACATTTATTACCAGAAATATTAGTAAATATGGGTTTAGATGAAATGGTTCATTTAGAAGAAGAAGCAATAAAATATTTAATAGAGACATATACGGTAGAACCAGGTGTAAGAAAATTAAAAGAATTAATATTTGATATAATTGGTGAAATTAATTTACATATTTTCAAAAATACTTTTGATGTAGAATCGCTACCTATTGTTTTAGGAATAAATGAAATTAAGAAATACATGAAAGATAGGTTTGAATTAATACCACAACAAATCGGTCTAGAGAATAAGATAGGTATTATTAATGGAATGTGGGCAAATGCCCTTGGACAAGGAGGTATATTGCCTTTATATGCAAAATATTTTCCTTGTAATAATTTTTTAGAATTAAAATTAACGGGTTCCTTAGAAAAAGTAATGAGTGAAAGTATTCATGTAGCAGAGACATTAGCATTTTCTCTACTTTCTAAAGAAAAGAAAGAGTATATTTATCAAGAAAAGAAATCATTTGGGATACATATTCACGCGGCAGAAGGTGCTGTAAGTAAAGATGGACCAAGTGGAGGTGTGGCATTAACGACCTTAATATACAGTTTATTTAATGATTATAAAATCAAACAAAATTTTGGTATAACAGGTGAAATAGATTTAATTGGGAATGTTTGTGAAATAGGAGGTTTAGATATGAAAATATTGGGGTCGATTAAATCGGGAGTTACATCTTTTATTTTTCCTAAAAGAAATCAAAAAGATTATGATAAATTAGTAGAGAAATATAAAGATACAGATATATTAAAAAATATGAATTTTTATTCGGTAGAGAAAATTCAAGAAGTATTTGAAATAATTTATGATATATAATAGTATATGTCTGCTACACCTACACCAGCATCTATTTTAGTTACAAGTGGTTCAGGATTAATAAATAAAGATTTAATTGAGGTAGTTGTATATTATTCTCCTATTATATTAAGTTTTTGTATATTAATTATATCTGTATTTTATCAAACATATCGAGGATTAGTTTTTTTTATATTTGTTACATTTTTTGGAATGATAAGAAAATTTTTATTTTCTTCATTAGCGGGAGCACCTACTAAATTAACTGATAAATCTTGTAGCACATTTAATATGTTTCAATCAAATAAAACAGATGGGTTTATTATATTTTTTATTACATTTGTGACTGGATATATTCTAGCTCCAATGTTTATTTATAACATTTATAATATTTATGTAATTGCGTTTTTAGGAATATATTTAGTCGTTGTTATTCTCTACAATCATCGAGATGAATGTACTAGTATAAATATAAGTATATATAATATAATATATGGTGTTATAAGTGTAGCATTATCAGTGATAATGTTAGTTTCGGTTGGATTATCTGGAACGTTGTTTAATGAAGATTTAGCATCAGATGCAACAATATGTTCGATGCCTTCTAAACAATCATTTAAATGTACTGTTTATAAAAATGGAGAAATAATTAGTTCTACAACAAATTCAAATGGGTTTTTACCAGTATCTACTTAATTAGTAAAACAATGACGATTATTTAATAAGAATGATTTGACTTGTTTTAATGTAATATCTCTTGCAAAACTATCAGCCATTAATTTAGTATTTCCTTTTGTATGATAAACAGAAACAAAATCATTATATGTTTTAATTAAACTTTTATTTTTATAAATATGTAAATGTGCAACATTAAAAAGTTCTTTTTTTTTATTTTTATTTACTACATTATGAAAAATATACATTAAACTTTTCATATCATTTTTTGTTTTAATAAAATTAAAATTAATTTTGGATAAGAATTGGGTTGCATGAGAAGAACATTCTGGACAAGGTAAATTTTTACAAATATTTCTAATTATATTAAATGTTTGAAAACCGATATGATTAAATTGGTCTTCTTTTATTTTTTCAACTAATGTATGTATAAAACACCAAATAATAGGGCCCCATGTTGTTGGTGACATATTATAATTGATAATAATATAAAAAATATTATAATTAATATAATATGTTTGCAATTGAAAATAATATAAATTTTTATGATGAAATAAATAAAGGTGATGATTTAAATGATGACGAAAATAAATGTTTAATTACATTACAAGATTTAACTAACGATTTTATACAATTAGATTGTGGACATAAATTTAATTATGATCCATTGTTTAAAGATATACAAAATCATAAAACTAAATTTAATAAATTAGAAAAAAAATGTTTATCGATAAATGAAATTCGATGTCCTTATTGTAGAACAATACATAAAAAATTATTGCCTTTAAATGAAAGATATCCAAATGTTCATGGAGTCAATTATATAAACGATGAAATATTGTTATTTAATAATAGTCAAAATGATTATATATGGATTCAAGGAAATTGTGAATATTCTAATAATCATATTTTAAGTAATAAAATTTGTGACACGTGTAATAATAAAACAGTTACATATATAGATTTGTTTAAATTACATTTATGTATAGTTCATAAAAATGAATATCATTATAATTATTTATTACAAAAACAACAAATGAAAAAAGAACAAGAAGAAAAAATAAAAGAAGAAAAGAAATTGGCGAAAATAAAAGCAAAGCAATCGGTGATAAAAGCGAAGCAATTGGAGATAAAAGCGAAGCAATTGGAGATAAAAGCAGAGAAAAATAAAAATATAGTTAAATGTTCACAAATTACGAAAAAAGGAAATCAATGTTCTTTGATATCATTTAAAGATGGATTATGTAAAATGCATAGTAAAATGTTAGAACAAAGTAAACTGACAAAACAAAGTAAAATGCTAAATTCTAATGTTTAAAAATTTATTATTTAAATATTTTTAAATAATAAATAAATGTCATCTGAAAAATTGGATACGAAAGAAGAATTAATTCAGAAAATTAAAGAATGGTTAAAAATAGATAATGATATTATTCGCTTAAATAAAGAATTAAAAGATTTTAAGAAAAAACAAAAACTATTGACAAATACATTAGTTAATGTTATGAAAATCAATCAATTAGATTGTGTTGATATCAACGGAGGAAAATTAGTATATAAAAAAAGCATATCAAAAAAACCAATTAATTCAAAAATGTTGTTAAATACATTAAAAACATATTTCTCTACTAATCCTTCAACTGCGGATGAATTAACTGAATATATATTAAGTAATAGAGAAAGTGTAGTAAAAGAAATGATAAAAAGAAAAATAGATAAATAAATTAAAGTTTAAATAAAAAATACTTTTTTATTTAATGATTGAAGAAGATATAAATAATAATGTAAATGAATTATATCATTCTTTGGAAATACCACAAAATAGTTCGACTTACTATTATCCTGGATTAGAATATTTAAATGAGGAATTTCCGTCTTCTTTAAAAGAAGATGACTATGTTCATATTTGTGCCTACAATGTAAATATTTTAAATAAATATCCATTCATACAATATTTTTTATATAAACCTTATAATGAAACATCATTTTCTTTTCCTAGAATTATATACAAAAATGATATGGATTTATTAACAAAAGCAATGTCTGTGATTAGTGTTTTATGTTCTTCTTATTATAAAGATACTGTTTTTGATTATAAAGGATATATCAAAGAAGAAGATGATGTATATTTATTTTTTGATTGTAGTCATATGAAAATAGATACTGTAAAAATGAATGAAATGAATGATTTATGGTTAGCAATCATTGATGAAATTATAAATTATAAAAGTGTATATGGGTTTCCGATAGATGATAACATTGTTGATTTATTTCATAATTATGAAAAACTTACTTATCTTATAGATGATGAAAGATCTCATTATCCATTACCTATTATTGGATATTCTAAATGTGATGTTAAGGCAATTGATTTTATCTCTACTTTTGGTATTCAAATAGAGAATCGTTTTTTAGGTAATTATTATTACTTTTATGATTATGAAAATGTGTTAAAAAAAATAGATGACAACACAAAAAAAGTTGGATTGGTTCGTTGTGTTGTATTTACAGATAAAATGAAGATTATTTATGAAAATGATTCTGATTCTATAACAGAAAAAGTATTAGATTGGAATAATAATTTATCTCTACTTTTCGATAGTGTATTATATATAGGTATAAAAGATATGTTATGGGGAATAAAAAATTATAATCAATATTCGGTTCTTTCTGTGCATATAAAGAAAAGTTAAGCGGTGTTACGAATAAATAATTATGTTATAATTATATAATGAAATTATCAAAATTTACTACTTTAATAATGATACTTGTATTTTATTTAATAATATATTATTCATTAGAAGTAATTGTATATTATTATAATGCTGATGGATTGGTATATTTAAATATTTATGGAACGTATTACCAATTTTTTATAATTATATTATTAATTGCTATTTCGTTAAGTTCTTTTGTTGGGTCATCAGAAATTCCGATCGAATATATGAAATCATCTTCTTTATTAGAAGATGATTGTAATACAGAAAACTGTAAAGAAAAAAAGAATTAGTTATTTGCATGATATAAATATCATCGTTTATATCATGGGATTATCAAAAATTTATATGTTATTTATTATTTTTTTCTGTTATATTATTGTTTATATTTCATTTAAAATAATTATAGATTATTTTGATTCATCGAAATTAATATATTTAAATATGTATTCTATATATTATATTTGTTTTTTAATAACATTAATACTTGCTCTTATTTTTAATTATTATATAAATGCTGATGAAGATGTCAAAATTCCCGGATTCACTGAAGAACCAATACCATCAGCCGAATTAATACCAGAAGGTGAAACAGCAACAAAAGTAGAAGAACCAATAAAAATATAATTTTAGTAGCTTTAAATGATATCTATTATAATGTAAAAATTGAAAATAAAGTTATATCTTATATAATAACTAATATAAAGATGGAAAGAAAAATCAACAAGAAGATTGAAAATTATTTGTCGAATTTTAAAGATTCAATTCGAGACAAAGTTTCTCAATTGGATAATGACGAAAAATGTTTTGATAATTTGTTACAATTTATTTATGATTATGATCGACTTATCATTGATAAAGAAGATTTGGCTAATCGTAAAAGAGTAAAAAATATTGTTCCTTATTGTGATAGATGTAGTTCAAAAAGAGCGAATAATGAACAATGTACACGAAGAAAAAAAGATGGATATGATTATTGTGGAACTCATATCAAAGGAACGCCACACGGTATTATAAATGTAAACGGTGACAATGATGTTAGTACTACGCAAAAAATAGAAGTATGGGCGCAAGATATTCAAGGTATTATTTATTATCTAGATAAAAATTTAAATGTTTATCAAACAGAAGATATTGTATCTAATAAACATAATCCAAAAATCATTGCAAAATATGTTAAAAATGGCGAAACATATCATATTCCAGAATTTAATATCTAATATTATCTACCTGTCCAAATTTTTAATAAAGGAACATTTATTTTTTTTTTTGATAACCTGTCTTTACAATAATCATCATATGAATATCCCCATTTCATATATGTTGAAATAGAACCAAGTAGAGAACATATTTTGCTTGGATAATTCAAGCAAAATATAATTCCTATTATTCTTTCCAAACAACATCTATCTGACCTATTTTTTACTACATTTAATAGAGAAAATAAATTATGTTTTTCATTTATAAAACATAGAAATTTATAAGAAATAAAACTTTGACATCCAAAACATCCAACCCAATCATCTTGATTCCATTTTAAAACAAAATTATCTAATTCAGATAATTTATCTATTATTTTTCCGTTATTTATTAAAGCATGAGCCAATCGTTTTGTATTCTCTACATTTTCTTTTTTTTCATTGTCAAAATGCCATAAAGGTAACACTGGAATATGTATATTTTGAAATTTTATTTTTTTTTGAAAGAAAACGCTGTCGTGTATAATTACTGCTTTTTCAAAAAAATGATATTTATGAAAATAATAATAAGGTAATAATTCACCTCTTCCAGGAAATTCCGATTGAATATAACTAACATTTTGATAATTATCGAATTCTTTTAAAAACTCTTTATTACTATTATCATCAATCACTACTATTTTATATTTTTCTGAAGAATAAAATCTTCTTATCGATTGAATACATATATTCCAATATTTATTAGTGTTTGGTGAATTTACATGACGTGTAATGATAAATCCATAATTTGGAATATTATTCATTATATATTATACAAAAAAATAACTCAAAATATTCTTTAATAATACGCTTTATTAAATAATACATTATTTTATTATTTGGTTATAATTTTCTTCTAAAAAAGAAGTTGACTATCATTGATATTAAATCCATATTCTATTAACATAGTTTGATTTTCCATTCTTTGTATACTATTCACTTTACAACAATTATATAATTAAAAAATATTTAATGAATCGATATTCATAATATTGAGTTTCTCTGTTTTTGGTATTTTTTTTCCTTCAATAGAATATTTATTAAATTCAGGTCTTTTTAATTGATTTTGTGGTGTATGGTTATGAACAGAACGTGCAATCATTTTATATAATTTAAAATCTTCATAACGCTCATCACCATTTTTTTTATAGAGAACATTTAATCCATTATCATCTTTACACCAGTCAACAATTAATCTTACAATCGGCGAACAATCATCTAAATCAATAATATCTTCCATATCATCCACTAGATAATCAAAAATAGAACACGCTAATCGACACAAATCAAAACTATAGTTGGGTTCAATTCTCGGTTTCGAATCATTGAAAAATGGTTCACAATTATATTGTGTAGCTGCGTCTTCTCCTTTTTTGAAACTATCACTAAATAAAATCTTATTATTTACTTTATAAATACTTCTTCCAAAATCAATTATTTTAAAAATTCTTCCATAAGTAGGAACTTTATAATGTTTTTTATTATAACAATAATATAAATATTTTTTTTCTGTATGAATAAACATTATATTATTTGTATGTAAATCATTATGAGTAAAAGAAAAACATTTTTGATAAGTTATTAATATCATTATTATTTGCATTAATGTAGTGAACCATTCATCCATTGTCTGAATTTGTTTTTGTAAAATTAAATTATCAAATGTATCAATACATTTTTCCATACAAATCATATTTACTGGAAATTTGGGAATAGTTGCATATATAGGTGTATCAATTGTATTTTCATCTTCATCATTGCCCTCATCGGCCTCATCGCCCTCATCATCCTCATCGCCCTCATCATCGCCTTCGTCGTCATCATCACCTTCTTCTTCGCTATATGATGTTCTTGAAGAACAAGAAGAATTACTTTTTAAAGAAATACCATTTAAATTATCATACTCAACTTCGATATTTTCCAACTCGATAGATGATTTTTCAGTATATGTAAATACATCTTCAAACATTTCATCGTCAATAGATGAAATAGAAATATTTGCTTTTTTACTATGGTTAATGGTAATAGGTGGTAAGGTTATATGAGGATCTAATAAATCATCATCTATGCAAAATAGATTCTTGTTTTTATTAAAAAAATCGTATTTTATTAAGTACTCCAAATCATCAGCAATATTTAATTTAAAATTATTTTTTATTCCAACAAAACTTCCAAAAAAATCAATTCCATGAACAAAATTATATTCGTTTAATAATTTACTAGAAAGAAAAGAAAATAATCCGTCTACATAAGCTGAATTATTACTATCATTCATTTTATTATAAATAATATCATTATTCTCTACTTGTGTAATTATAGGAAGTGATAAATCAACGATTTCATTATACTTTCCGATCATATATTTGAAAGGATCTAAGATTGGAGCGAATTTAATAAAGACATTTTGTTTTACAACTTCATCATTATTTTTAATAATAAACTCAAAATGATTATCAGCAACATTTACATCATAAATATATTTTGAATGATTTAAATTAATATTATTAAAATTAGTTTCATTTAATTCAAAAAAATTCTTGTAAATGGGTATATAATTTTGTATTTCGTCGAAATGAAAAATATCAACATTTTTACATTTATCAAAAAAAATTGTATTCTTTCTCTTTTCATAATTTAATTGCAATGGATTCATTTTAGCTAAATAGTATATTATTTATATTTTTTTTAAACTCAAATTTTGCGTAATATAATTATAAAAATATAGATTTATAATTATAAATGACGTTGGAATTAAAAAAGTTTGATATGAAAAATATCAGTTTTAAACCCAATGAAATGAAGGCACCTGTGTGCGTTCTAATTGGTAGAAGAGGAACTGGAAAGAGTGTGTTGGTTCGTGATGTTCTCTATTATCACCAAGATATTCCAATTGGTGTTGTTGTAGCAGGAACAGAAGAAGGGAACGGATATTACGGAAAGATGGTACCAAAGTTATTCATTCATAATGAATATAATACAACGATTATAGAGAATATTTTGAAAAGACAAAAAACTGTTTTGAAACAAATCAAGAGAGAAATGGAAACATTTAAAAAAACAAATATTGACCCAAGATCATTTGTTATATTGGATGATTGTTTGTATGATGGAGCATGGACTAGAGATAAAATGATGAGATTGTTATTTATGAATGGTCGTCATTGGAGAATTATGTTAATTATTACGATGCAATATCCATTAGGTATTCCTCCTTCATTAAGAACAAATATTGATTATGTATTTATTTTAAGAGAACCATATATTTCTAATCGCAAACGAATATATGAAAACTATGCTGGAATGTTTCCTACATTTGAATCTTTTTGCCAAGTAATGGATCAATGTACAGAAAATTATGAGTGTTTAGTTATTAATAATAGTGCACAATCAAATAAATTATCTGAACAAGTTTTTTGGTATAAAGCAGATATACACAATGATTTTAAATTAGGAAGTAAAGAATTTTGGGAATTAAGTAAAGATATGAATTCAGATGATGAAGACGAAAAATATGATCCGAATCATACAAAAAAAAGAGGACAGGGTCAAAAAATTAATGTTAAAAAGACAAAATGGTAATTAATGTCTTCTTGTCCTTTTTGTCTTTTTTGTCCTTCTTGTCTTTCTTCTTTTTCCTCCATATCCATGTTTGTCTTTTAATTTTTGCTGAAGAAAAAGATCTTTCTGTGTAACATTGTTAAGAGCCATTCTAGAGCGTTCTATAGCATTACCGATTGGCTTCGCAACTCCAAAAACCTCTGCTAAAATAGAAAGATTATGTTGTTTTTCACCACTATGACTTTTTGAACGACTATGACTTTTTGAACGACTATGACTTTTTGAACGACTATGCGGCATATAATATAATAATATATAATAATATATAATATAATTAATTATATTTTTGAATACAATTCATTTAAATAAGGAACGTTCATAAAAGTGTGAGGTTTGATGCCTTGTGTTTCATAACCACATAATAAATTATCTTCTCGAAAATGAGGTATAATTTGTTTAATTACATTATAAAAATTAAATCTTGCTAAAAAACCTAATCCAACTAATTTAATAATATTCATATTTTTTACTGCCATTGGATTATTTGTCAATACGTAAATATCTACTTTCTGTTTATGTAATACTTCAAACATATATTTCAACCATAAAAATCGATATTCTGAACCACAATAATAAATTGCAATATCTCTATAATTAATTCCCATGTTATGAAAATTTAAAGTGTCAATAGGGTTCGTTGGTAAAATAATTCCTTCAGCAACAGATAATGTTCCATCCCAATCAAATATTGCTACTTTATTAGGAATTGTAGAGAAAGACCATTTTAATAAATCTTCAGCATTATGTAAAGAAAATCCCATATTAATAGAACGTTCATTGTTTCTTAAAGAAAGCAAATATTTTGCAAATGTATTATTTGGATATGTTTTTAAAAATTCTTTGGTAAATTCTTTAGGTGTGGATTGATTTAGGATACTTTTATTAGGTTTATCAGGAATATAAATTGTATCTACATTTTTTAACATTGTTTTAAATTGATGAATAATGTCTGGTTGATTATCATAAAACCGAATTGATGCATTTTTATATTTTAGAGCCATAAAATATAAAATTATTTTTTTATAAACTTTATTTCGTGCAAACATTATTTATTCCGCGTAAAAACATTAGTTTTTATTTGCAAAAGGACCACTTTGTAATAGACTTTGTCCATAATCTGTTTTTCCTACAACTATATTATCACCTTCAAATAATTCAGATCGAATATCAGAAGAAGTAATTTCATTCTCATTTCCTTCGTGATTATCCAACAAACTCTTTTCTTGAGTATTCATATTATTAATACCAATTAAATTTCCATTTTTATCTATACTTTGTGTAAGTGTTGAACCTGTCTTTTTTGCCTTTTCTATATTTTCCTCTATCGCCTTTTTCTTTGTTTCTTTTACTCTTTGTTCAAACGCATTTTTTGCAAAAGCCTCATTCTTTGTCTTCTCATGCATTAATTGATTTAATTCATCTTCCATATATTCAACTCTTCCAGTCTTGTATGCTTCTGGTTCCCACGGCATCCACAATCCAACTGGCCCCACATATACGTCGTGATTTGGATCTATTTCTCTCAACATCTTACATCTCAATTCTGCTTCTTCTAAAGAAGGATACACGCCTCTCACCTTTAGACCTCTTGTAGAAGTTTGGAAATTATGTTTAGAATTAAAAGAATTCTCCAATCTTTCTTCATTTTGATCAATAAATGTTTTATATTCATCTTCGATATTAGATTCAATCAATACATTTCTCTCTTCTTTAACAAATTCATTAAAATCATTTGTTAAATCTTCAAAATTCAATTTATATTTATAAGAAATA